CGGGGTGTTCAGCCACTCGGCGTCGTTGCCGGTAAGCCTCCGGCTGGCGGCGGCGAGCAGCGCGGTCGCCTCGCGGATGTGATCCTCGGCGGTCGGTTGGGTGGTCATTTCAGTAGCTCCAGATCGGCGTTTACGGGGAACAGGCCGAGGAACCGGTCAGGGATGGTCCCCTGCAGCCACAGGTTGTCCGTCTCGGCCTCGCGCCCGTCACGGAACCGGATGCGCCACATAGCGCCACTGAAGCCGCGCATGCCGTAATGCGGGCCGGCGATGGGCTTTGCCGGATCGAACTCCAGGCGCTCGCGGCCAAGATGCGGGGCGCGGCCTTCGATGACCACGGTCCCCGCGTTCGGGTTGGCGGCGTGGTCGAGCCAGAACGCGCACGCGAAGCAGTAGCCGTGCAGGGATGCCGGGAACGAGTTCGGGCTATGACCCACTTCCCATGGCTTGTCGTCGCACCCGTTGCGGCAGGACCGGACCTCTTGCGTCGTCTCGGCGGTCATGGGGTGCCATCCTGGATCTGCCGCAGCCACGCCTCGGCCTCAGCGGCCAGAGTCGGCATCCCCGCCAGCTCCCGGTAGTCCTCCGGGTCCGTCGAGTGCGGGACGACCGCGGGCACGCGGTAGGCGTCCGCCAGTTCGCGCAGCACCGGCCACGGCTCGGTCAGGGCCTCGTCAACGAGCAGGATCACGGCGACCCGCGCATACGCGGCCCGGTAACCCTGAGTCGCGGGGATCACCCGGCCGCCCATCTCGATCACGCCGAGAACCGGCGCGGTGCGGGACAGGTAGCCGTTGATGATGTCCAGGTCGGTGGTTGCGTAGATCCCGCAGGTACAGTCACCCGCCGGGACCGGGCCGTGCTCCCGGAACTCCTCATCGTCTTTCTTCTTGTGACGCGGCGGCAGCGGGCAGGCAGCGGCGAGAGGGGCGCCGTGCGGCCACGCGCCTTCGGGGCTGGCCATCGCTTTCGCCAGCCACGTCGCCCTCTTGCCCCCGGCCGGGGCATTCAGTGACCGCACGGCCAGCGCCGCCCGGTCGAGATTCCATGCCCGCAAGGCGAGACGCGTCTGCGGGAAGCCGGGGGCTTCCCCCGTTCCCCCGTTCACGCGGGCACCTTCTCCGGGGCGACGGGCTCGGGTGCGGGCATCCGCTCCGGAACCTGATCAGGGTGCAACGGAATCGGCACCTCGATCGGCTCGCCTTCTTTGCCGATGTTCATCTCTGGTCTCCTTGCCGGCGGTTACGGGATTACGGGAAAAGGGTCAGCTGCGGGGCGATCAGCCGGTACTCCTCGCGGGGACGGCCCTCGGTCGGCACCTGCCGCCGCTCGATCAGCCGCTTGGCCGCGAGGTCAGACAGGGCGTGCTCCACGTCGGCCGCGGGGATGTTGCCGCGCAGGACACCGCTGCCGATCTCGTCGCGCGGCGCCCATGACGGGTAGCGCTCGTGCAGGTGCCGGAAGATTTTCGCGGCGTGCCGGGGGTCGACCCGCGGGGGCAACTGCGCCACGGGAACGCCGAACACGATCTCCGCCGACCGGGCGCAGTACGACAGCACCGCGAGCGCCGCCTCGGTGTGCTCGGGCCGGATCTCCGCGGCCATGTCCGCCAGGGCGTAAGCAGCGGCGAGGCGGATCACCTGAGACTCGGCGCGGCTGTGCAGCCCCCGGAATCCCTCGCTCGCCAGCGGCAGCCGCGCCTTGACGAACGTGCCCCATGTGCCGGTTACCTCATCCGTCACGGGCAGCTCGGTGCGCGGCTGGATACCGCGCAGGGTCAGCAGGTAGCGGCTGATCGGGTCGGTGTGGCTCATCACCGCTTCACGGGATGCCGCCAGCACCTCGTGCAGCCGCCCGGCGAGGTGGCCGTGGTCGGCGGAGTCCGCGAACGGGCTCACGTCGGCCAGCGGCGCGGTGAACACGTACAGGATGCGGGACTCCAGGCCGCCCGCCTGAGCTAGCCGCTTGTGGTGCCGCAGCAGTTCCTCGGGCGTGATCATCGCCAGCAGCGAGATGTGAGCGCGGGAAGCGCGGCGGGTAAACCTCGTCGTCGCCCGCTGGAGAGTCCGGCCGTCCCATGCGTTGCGCAGCTGGGCGGACAGCGTGCCGGTCCGGGCCATCGTCTCCACCAGCCGCCCGAACTCGGTCTCCACGATCATCAGGCGGCAGTCATCCGCGTGGTCGTCGGCTACCCGGTCGATCATCGTCTCGGCGGACTGGAGGCCGTACATCACCCGGCCGTCCGCCCAGTCCGGGTCAGCCTCCGCGAACAGCTGCTCCACGGCCCCGAGCGCTGTGCCCTTCCGGCCCGTCGCCGCGTCTCCGACGAGGACCGCGAACAGCCGGGCGGGGTGGTCGGCCCCGCCGAACCGGGCGTGAGGCTGCGGGCCTGCGGCGTTGCCGAGCAGGGCCAGGAACGACACCAGCACCGCGGCAGGGTCCGCGCCGGAAGCCTCGGCCAGGGCCACGGCAACCTCGCCCGGCAGGCCGTACAGCGCCTCAGCGGGAAGCTCCGGACGCAGGAACGCGGCCAGCGGCGGGACGGCGGCCAGCTCGTCGGCGGTGGTGCTCATCGTTCTCCTCGGTCAGGGTCAGGGGGTTACGGTGCTCATGCCGGATCCTCCGTCAGCTCACGGAAGGTCTCGCGGATCTTCCGCGCCTCGGCCGGCACGCTGCTATGCGGGGTGAGCTTCACGCAGCCATCCGCGGTGGGGTGGTACTTCGGGTCCAGGGCTGACCTGCGTGCCGTGAGCTGCATCGCGGCACGGCGGCAGTAGACGAGGTAACCGCGGACACGCTCGGTGTAGTCGGTCATGCTGCGTTCGGCTTCTCGCCATGCTCGAACCGCGCCGACCTAGCCGTCCGGAAAGCGTCCAGCATCTTGCGCTCGGCGAGCACCCAGTTGGACCGTTGCGGCGTCACCACGTCCTCGGGCGGGCGGAGGGTGGAGCGGCCGATCGGGACGACCAGCATGCCGGGCGACTTGACGCTCAGCCCTTCCTTCCTGGCGTCCATCAGGGCCAGCGCCGGGAACGCACCGAGCGCCACCTGCTGCCAGCGGGCATCGGCGCAAGCACAGAAGCTCTCGCACGGCGCGTAGACGGTGCGGGATACCATCCAGTGCAGGTAGGCCAGCGGCTCATCGGACGGCGGGATGTCGCCGAGGATGAGCATGGACTTCTCGCCGAACGGGTCGCTGCCGGGCAGGCCGGTCTTGTACCCCACGGCGTCATCCATGAGGGTCTTGTCAAGCTGTAGCGGGTCACCCTTGACCTCGGCCCAGATGCCGGGTCCCGGCAGCCAGAAGTCCGGCAGGTACGGCCGGGCCTCGTAGCCGACGTGGTAGCCCTGGCTCTCGTACTTCCATTCGACGCCGAGGTGATCGAACGCGACCGCCCAGCGGGCTTCGAGACGGGAGCGGAAGCGGTGGCCGCGGTACTCGGTCTCGATGGGGTTGATGCTGTTCATGCCTGTGCTCCGATCGCTGATGAGGGGGTCCATTCGGGGTCCACGAACCGGGCGTAGTGACCCTGGAAGCGGATGGTCGCGACGCCTCGCCGGCCGCCGCGGTTCTTGTCGACGATCAGGTCCGCCTCGCCGGCGCGGGGTGACTCCGTGTCGTAGAAGTCCTCGCGGTGAATGAGGATCGCCACGTCTGAGTCGTTCTCAACGGAGCCGGTTTCGCGGGCATCCGACACGTGGGGGCGCTTGTCCTGCCGGTTTTCCGGGCCCCGGTTGAGCTGGCAGCACATGAGAACCGGGATGTGGAACTCGCGGGCAACGGCCTTAAGTCCGGCAACCTGCGCGGACACCTCGCGCTGGCGGCTCTCGGCCTGCGCGCCCCCGTCCATCAGCTGGAGGTAGTCGACGATCGCGAGCTGCGCGGGCTTGGTGCGGGCCATGCCGCGCAGCCGGGCCCTGATGTGGGCGACGGAGATCCTCGGGGCGTCGTCGATGACGAGGCTGGACTCCTCGAACCTGTCGCGGGCCGCGGCGATGCGGGACCAGTCGTCGTCGGTGAGCTCCTTGCTGGTGATGTGCTCATGCAGGACGCCCGCCTCGGCGGCGAGGAGCCTGTCCATCACCTCGTCGCGGTCCTGCTCGAGGGTGAACAGGATGCAGGGGGTCTGCCGGCGCAGCCCGTTGTACCGGGCCGTGTCCTGGGCGACGAGGCTTTTCCCCAGCGACGGGCGGGCCAGTACGGACACGAGCCAGCCGGGCCGCAGGTACGGGACCAGGCAGCGGAGCTCGGCCCACGGGAGCTGGATCACGCCGGGCGGCTCGGGGGATTCCAGCCGGTCGACCGCGGCCATGTACAGGCTGGCCGCGGTGACGGAGGTTGACGCCTGCGAGGTTCCCGTCAGCGCCTCGGTCACGGACTTGATGATCAGGTCGCCGTGCTCGTCCGCGTCGAAGCCGGGCCTCGACGCGGACTCGAGCGCGGACCGCAGCGCCCTGGCCGCGATCCGCTGGCGACTCGCCCGCACGACGGTGGCTACCTGCTCGTGGAAAACCGGGGTGGCGTGTTCCATCAGGCCGTGGATGATGACGCCGGCCTGCCCGGTCCTCCAGATGCCCTGCTCGGCTTCGGCGAGACGCGATAGGACCGATGCGGGATTGACTATGCGGCCGGCCTCGGCGACATGGCGGACCGCGGCGAAGACCGGGGCGTGACCCTGGCCGGCGAAACAGTCCTTGTCATCGCCGAGAGCGCTCAGGATCTCCTCGGCGGCGTGCATCCACTCGGTGATCATCGTGCCGAGAACGACCTTCTCGGCCAGGTCGATGTCATCGGTCCGGCCGGGCGCCAGGATCTCGGCGGGGTCGGTCACGACTGCCTCCTGCGGTCCGGGCCGTCCATCGGGACGATGAGCGCGTTATGGCTCAGACGGCTGGAGATCCGCGGGCCGAGCAGGGACTTCAGGTCGGTCTTGTTGGACGTGACCACAGTCGGGAGCTGCGCGGCCCAGCGGGTGTCGATGAGCTCGCCGAGGTGGTCCATGTCCCATTCGGACAGCCGCACCGTGGCGAGGTCGTCGATTGCCAGGAGTCCGGCGGCGAGGTAGCGCTCGAACTCGCGCGGGTCTGCGGTGGCGGGGGCGACAATGCGGCGGAGGCGGGCGGCGGCGGTGATGACCACCTGGCCCTCGTAGCCGCAGCGGACGGCCTGCTCGGCGGCTTTCCAGACGGCCCACGTCTTGCCGGTGCCCACGGGCCCGGCGAGGATGGCGTTTTGCTTGCTGCCTGCAGCCAGGCGTTCCGCCCAGTCGGAGAGGTCCGGCCCGAGGTCACCGGGTGCCGTCATCTCGGCGGGGCGGTTCACGAGAAGGTTGGCGACTAGGCGTTCGCGGTGTTCGCGCAGCCAGATCGCGGCGGCTTCCGAGTTGATCTCGTCGGGGGTCATATCTTGATTCCTCCTGGGCTGTAGTCCTCGTTGTCCAGCGGGTCGCCGGCGCCGCCGCGGGAGTAGTCACGGGGACGTTTCGGGCCGTGACCGTTCCGCGCCAGGTGATCGCGTGCAGCGGCGTTCATGGCGGCGTTGGCGTAGCTGTCGAAGGTGGACGGGTTCTGGCCGGCGAGGAACCAGTCGGCGAGGGCCTTGCGGATGTACTTGTCGGGCACGTCCTGGTTGAGCAAGTCGCCGGTCTGCTTGGCGAGCTGGCCGATGGTGCGCTTGGTGAGGTCGCCGCCGTTCTCGCGCACCCAGTCGATGAAGGCACCGAGGATTGTCTGCGCGGTGGGCGCGTCAGCGACCGCCGAAGGAACTGAGGGTTGTACTACTGAGGGGACTATGAGGGGTAGCGAGCCTGTTTCCGCAGGTAGCGGGCTCGACCCCGCACCCTTTACCCCTGATTCCGCACCCTTTCTCGCTGAT